TTATGATAGTTTCTTTTCAAGTTAGTATTATTCATATCATGCTAAAGCAATGACTTTCAAGTTTCTGATTCTTGGAACATAAACTTGATTGGTTGAAGTTATAACTAACTTAATTCTAAATGACTTGAATGAAGTTAGACTATTTGCAGTGAAAGAATACTCCTTATAATCTAAATCATTTGGGGAGAATCCTAGAGATTGTGAAGGTTGGATGTAGAAATCAGATAAACCATCATTATTAGACTCATTTATTGTTTCGCCCAATCTATTCAAATTGGAATAACCTGGGAAAGGTACGAAAATCGGTTCAAATTCGGAATTGTTACTGATAGCATAGAATGCTCTTATGTTTGCATATTGGTTGATGTATGAATCAACTAGAATTTTTATAGAAGTGGCTGGATTTTGTAATGAAATTTCCTTAGAAATATATTGGAAAGATGAAGGATCTGTTTTCAATCCATTTACCCTACTGTCCGTAGAGTAATTCTGAATAACACTATTCACTCTGTTTGTTGTAAATAAAGCATTTACCCTATGTGTGTCAATTATAGGACTTACTTTTTCATTTACCGTTCCTAGAGAGACCCTCAGATTCAAAGATCTATTTCCTGATAAATCGTCCAAGTTCTCATTTTCGTTAACTCTAGAACCAACAATTCTTGTAGAATCAAAATATACATTTTTGTTTAAAGGAACTGTTTGATATCCTTGATTAATGAATGCAGTTTCAGTTCCACTTAAACTGGACCCAGAAATGGTTCTTAGGTCGGCAGATAGAGAAGTTCCTTGAACAGTAATATTCTGAACCTGTAGATTTATCACTTCAAATGGTATATTTTGGGTAGATCTAACATCAAAACCTCCAGCAGACTTTGTTTCATTTATGTACAGTTCTGGGAGAGTATCTGAAGATGTAGATCTTGCGATACCGGTGTTGGAACTGGTGTCCAACTTAATATTATACGAATCAAAAGATATTGGGTCTGAAATGGTGACTTTACTTAAATCATGGGACCTATTGAGTCTTCTTAGTGAAATTCCAGATATTTCATATTTGTATACTAAGGAACCAATTGGATAATTTCTAGAAGTTGTGCTGTCTATTGATCTTGTTATTGTTCCACTTATGATTCCAGAATCAACTGAGGTATATCTAATAATTTCATCTCCAATTAGAACATATCCAGGATTGCTAGCAGAAACGGCAACACCTTCGAAGGTTGAGAACTCAGAAGAATTTTCAACAGCTATTGCGGAAGTTGAACCTGTGTTATATGCTGATGTTAAACGTGTTGGAGTAGTATCTGGTAATATATTTGAAAGAGTCGTAATATTATCATCAAAATACATTCCGTGGTTTTGGTGATTTACCTTTACATGTAATCCATCATTGATTACATTAATGCTATTAATTTGAACATCTCCACCAGAACTACTATTCAGGTATGTTGTAATTCCCAAGTTGTTAATAAACTGAACTGTTTTTGCAACACCAACATCAAATGTTCCCTGTACATTATCTATTATCAGTTCATTAGTGCTTGCAATAGATACCAAAGAAAATCTTACATTTCTTCCAACATTTAAAGTTCCAATTGATGTAATACCTAAAACATCACCTACTTGATATCCATTTCCAGAATTTGAAATTGTTGCTGCTATTGCAACGCCATTGGAAATTGTGATGTTTGCAGTTGCATTTATTCCATTACCAGTTACTGCAGTCAATGCAACATCTGAGAATGTTAGAGAACCTGCTGAGGGGGTATAACCAATACCGGCATTAATAATTCCCAGAGTGCCTGTGGCTATTCCTGCATTTCCAACATATCTTCCAGAACCAGTGTTTGTCTGCTGAAGAACAGTGTTACCGAATGTTAAATTAGTGTCTTGTAATGTTGAACCAATACCAATTCTAATTTTTTTGGAAGTAAAATTGAGTGGATTTGGTAGAAGTTTTGGAATCTGCCCATTTCCAACAGATAAAATTGGATTATAAAACTCAACATTACCAGATGATACAAAACTAGCTCTGTATAGAGTGAATTTTAAAGATTCTAACTTACTAGATTCCCAAGTGGAAACATTTTGAGACTTAAATAAATTTCCAATGTATGAATGTGGTGATATTAATGTTTGAGATATTAAATCTTTTTCGCTAGATCTAGAAACATAAATCTCATACTTACTTGACAGAGAAGATACGCAGATGGAATATTCTGAACCACCTTCTAGATAAACTGGAGAATCAAATACAACTGTCGTTGCTACAGAACCATCGTTAGATGTTTGGATTTGATTTGGTAGAAGTGATACTTCTGAAAATGGTAAAACATACTGAGTTGGTATTCCATTTGACATTGATCGTATTTGGACCAAAATAGGAATATTCATGTCATCTTTTGAACCAAAGAAAAGATCGCATTTTGTTATAAAAATTCCTGGCTCATCATCAACAACAAATGATTGAGAAATTGGATTATTCCAACCAATAAACTCCGATTGTTCTTTAGGTGATAATGGAGAACCATTTGCAACCTGTGTATCAAGTACTCTACTTGTAAATGTTGGTTTGAAATTCTTACGATTTTGTAGTCTAGGTTCTCTCGTTGAAAGTATGCTATTGCTTTCAGTTTCCAATATACCAGAAGACGTAAATCTTTCTTCAGCTATTGTTGTTGGCGATTCTAAATCGTTTGTGCTACTACTTGTAAGAACAAATGTCTTACTACCAGTTTCAAAACGAGGATTACCTACTATATTTGGATTTGGTATGAAGAAACTTCCAAGTAAAGATGAAGAATCATCAGAAACTAAACGAACGTTTGTAACTGTTGCTTGTGCCCCACTTGACTGACCAACCAAGACCATTCCAGTTGAAACATGACCATAAAAATCTTCAGTCTGTCTCGATAGAGAAAGAGTATCTACATTCAATATGGTTGATGTTGATGAGTATGTGGTCTGGAGGGTTGCATTGGTATATGGGTTTGTTGCAAAAGTGGAAGTTGGTGAATTGAATGGACCAGACTTATGGTTTGATTGTGCAACTCTAAATTTGATTGATGGTAGTGAATCTGAATTGGTTGAAGGAGAATTTCCTACAACGTTAGTCTTTCCAATTACGGTTTCTCCTGACTGGAAAGTTCCAGAAACCATACTAATTTCAAGCAATTTGGGAACACAGTATTTTGTAACATCAACACTATCAAAGAATGCATAAATTCTAGTTAGTGGTTTTAATCCAACTCCATTGAAACTGACATTTCTTGACCTAATGAATGAAATAAGATCTCTACCTACTGTTTTGTCGCCTATTGTTACAGTTTCTCTGCTATCAACATTAATAAGATTTGATGAAGACTTATTTCCACTTGAAGGTACACTAATTACATCATCGGAGAATGTACTTGTAATATCATTATCAAATATTTGTCTAGAACCACTTCTTCTCCAATCACTCGCTGTTAGTGATGTCTTATCAATAAATTCTCTTCTAGAATAATATTCTTCACCGACCCAGTGTGTTTGCCAGGAATTCCATATATTTGGAACAAATCCAGACTGAGAATCTACATTATGAGTTCTTGAAGAGATTCTTAAAGTTTCTGTATACTTTTCATCCGAAGAAATTATTCTTGTCTCAACTTTTATAGTATCTGCCCAAACATCAGAAGCTGGTGAAAGTTTAACACTTCCCTGCCAGAAATTCACTGGATATGGTGAGACTACTTCGCTTCTAGATGCAGAATTTTGTGATATCCACTCAACATCCGAATAACTTAGAGTTATTAAGTCTCCTGTTCTGCGAATATTGCTTCCCTCTGGGTTTGTGAATCCATAGTCCGAATTTGCACCAATACCTTCTACGGGACCTGCAACCAAGTCTAATGAAGTTGTATAGTGTTTTGGTCTAAGCTCTTTATTATCTAAATCTAAACTATTTTTAAACTCAACAATATCTTCTTGGGATTGGAGTGATGTAAAATTATCTACAAAGAAACCCGACTTAAATCTATCAAGTCCAGTAGAATCTGGTAAGAACAAGTTATAAGTGTTAGATTCTAGCAATGATAATGCGGTGTAATATTCTAAATTCTTTATTCTTGTCTCTAAATTTTTAACGTCGTTAAATCTAAATCTCTTGTTTACAGAGAAAGATACTGAAGTATCAGATACCCTATACAAGTAAGGTGGTAAATTGACCATCGCAATTTCCATTAAGTCATCAATAGAAGATGGAATTTCTGGCTTTTCTGATGGGACTCCATATTTTATTTGGTATTTCCCATCCTTGGAGAGATAAATTCTATCGATTCTTCCAAGATAGAATGAGAATCCAAGTGTGGTTTCTTCCTCTGATGCCAAAATATTAGCAGCAGAGTTTCCTGAACCATTAAAAACTCTTCCGTAGAATTCTAATGGAGATCTTGATGCACCTGACGTTACACTATAATTTGAAACTCTTGGTCTAATATCAATAATATCTGTTGTTCTGATGCCATCAATAGATTGAATCTCTCTCGAATAATCAAAACCATTATAAGAATCTATCGTGGTAAAATCTCCGGAATCTCCAGACTCATAATAACCATTTGAGAAATAGACTTTTAATTTTCTATTTGGTTCTGCAACATTTAATTTTCTTATAATAGTTCCATAATCATATAAGTTTGACTTTTGACCATTCTTATATTCAAAATTATAAGAAACATCAAAACTTGTTGAACTTATTTCTGAAATTGTTGCAGTTACGTTAGATTCTTCGAAGAAAATTACTTCGCCCTCTACAAAATTATTTTGATTTTTCATAACAAATTTGATATTTGTAGAATCGGGAATTTCTGCGCATATTGCAGCAGCTCCACTTGTTCTACCAATAAACTTTTCGCCTAAGATTATATCTGAGGTTGTATTTGTTAGACTGTTAATAGAAGAAAGTAAGATATTTGGTGCTGATGGATCACTATTTAAATTTGAAGAACCTGCAAATTCATATATTCCATGCACTTCTATAATATCCGGAACATTCAATGAGATTACTTCATCTTGAACTCTTGTTCCATATGGATAATTTCCATATTGAAGTCCATCATTGAGTGTGGTTGAACCAATACCAGATCCTTGATATTTTGACTTATCTACTATGACACTATTGACTCTATTCTTTAATTTTACTTTTGATGTTGGATTTGCTTTTGATAAAGTTGCTACTAATACTGCATCACCATTCTGGCTCAAGTTGTTAATTTGAAGTTGAGTAAAATCTGAATTAAAGTTGAGGCGATCTGATGTTAAAACTTCTGTTGTTCCATCCACCCTAATTAGAGAATATCTCTTTTCACTAAAGGGTAAGAAAGTTTCATTTGTACCGGAATACAAAGTTCCAGAAGAATTTCCAGAAATTGTAAATGAATATGTTTTTCTAATAGTTACAGTGGAGTTCTGTAAATTTATTGAAGAAATATTCTTCTTCGGTAGTGGTGTATATAAAGTGTCATCTTCAGATGAAGATAAATTGGTTGTTAATAGTCTCAAATCTGAGACATTTAATGTTGATACTGGCAAATCGCCAGAACATACTCCCGGAACACTTTGAACTGAACTTACACCAACTGTTGTTGAAGAAATACTAACAACTTTAACAAAAGTTGGTAAATTAAGTGACTGGCTGCTATATTGTAAAATATTTCCTACTTTTACTTGATTTATAAATCTTGAATTTGTACTTGTAACTGTAGATATACCACCGCTAGCCGCACTAATTGTCGCAACGCCAATAAAAGACTTTTCTGTTTGGATTATATCTGCTGTAAATGTATTTGCAGCACCGACAATACCATATGCAGACTTTATATCTGAAATGTCATATGAAGTAATAGCTATTGCTATTCTTCCATTTTCAATTCCATTAATTATGAATGGTTCATTTTCCAAAAACTGACCAGACTTCTGATAAACTGTAATTCCTGCGCCAGAAGAGACTGAATCTTTTAGAAAAGCAGTAGCACCACTATATTTTCCTTTTATAAAAGACGGAGTTGATAATGTTACTGGTTCATTTAATGTTATTTCAGTTGTAGTTTGAATATCATAAAGAGATAAATTCCAATCATTTAAGTTTGTATTTGATGCATCATATGCTTCAGAATCTAGTCTAAAGTCATAAACTCTAGCAACTCCAATTTCCTTTCCAGCAGCAGAAAAAGAATCTGATCCAACTCTAGTATCTCTTAAACTTAAAATATAAGTATTTCCAATTCCAATCACCGGATTTCCACTAACTCTATTAATCCTAAATGTTGGTCCTGTATAATAGTTTATTGATTGATTTGATAATGTTTTAGTAGTTCTTGGTTTTGGAGCGTCTAAAAATACTGTTTTGGTAGTTTCTACTTCATAACCTTTAACAAAAGCTTTTCCTGGAGATATTTGGTATAAAGCCAAATTATCTGCTGGAGAAGAACCAGATTGAGTAACTTGGGTTGAATTGTATATACCTCTATTCCCAATATTATCCGATAGAGATTCTTTTACACTTACATCTATTGGACTTATGTAATAGTCACCAGTCTCTGAGTAAGTTCTTTTTGCTAAAGATTCTTCTAACTCGAAAGATTCTGAACTCTTATTTTTGGTTCTAATAACTCCATTTGTAATCGTGGCTAGTTCAATAAAGTTATTATCATCAAAATCATTTAAAGCTTTCTTATAGAGAGAAACACTAATCCTTAGTCTATCTGCCCCAGGTGCTGCGTAGTTATTAAACCCATTTGAATTATCGTTAAGAGTTGGATCTGTATATGAGTTTACAACCTCTTCCGAGACAAGCAAACCAACCCTATAACTTGGTGTATTTGAATACTGGTCTAGAATGATGGACTCTTCGGGTACATTTACAAAATATCCCCTTACAAAATAAACTCCACTTGAGATTGAAAATGAGGATCCGGTCGAAGTTGCATTATTTGCAACTGTTGAAGCAAAAAAGTCGCCAGATGTTATTGTCGTTGATTGTGATGTTAAATTCTGTTCAGTAATTAGTAATTCATTGTCTAGAAAGAAATGAGATTGTAAGTCTGCAGAATTTGACGACAAGTAACTAACATAAAGTGTTGCATTATCTCTATCAGACTCTTCCTGGGTAATTACTTCTTTTACAACAGCAGTAACTCCAGAAGTTTGACCTGTAATTTTGACTCCAACCAATTGAGACAGATACTCTGCAACTGCAACTCCAGAATATGTGTTGTTAATTTCTACGGCATAATATAGGCGGTTATATGAAATATTTCCAGGAATTACCTTATCGCCTTCTTTAAATAATCTTTGTCCAGTCTTTTCAATTTGATTTTGTAGAACTGACTGTAATGTTGTCAGTTCTCTAGCTTGAACTGGATAACCTGGTTTAAATAGTACTTTATAATAGTCATTATTTGCATCAAAATCATCAAAATAGGGTGATACGTTGAGATTAGTTTCCTGTGACATAATTCTTTAGAACTGCAATATGACTTTAATGTCTTCTTTTTGGTTGGTTGATCTCAATATTGAAGGTCTATTATCTACGTAAATAATATTTCCAGAATACTTTTTAACTTCTGGTTGAGAAACACCCTGCGTAAATGATTGACCAAGATAGTATGTTCTATTTAGTACCTCAGTTGATACTCCTGTAAAAGATGTATGTATTGATAATGTAGCTGCAACTCCAACAATATTGATAGAACCACCATTCAAAGTATCTGGTGAGGAAGTAAATCTATTTGCAGAGAATCCATAGATTGGTGATGTATTTGCAGTACCACTTGTATTAAATCCTGAAGTTGTTCTATCTTGCCAGTACTTCAACACACCAGTTGTTTGGTTGTACGAAATAACTCTACCAACAGCCGTTGAACCAAGACCGACTGTTTGTGTTATAAAACTATCTTCTGGGAAAGATGCTGAACTATAACCAGCACCAGTAAGTTTCAAAGCATAAACTGCACTTGCTTTATCTAAAGCCAAATTTTCTGTAGAGTTATATGCTTTTGGATTTTCTATTATTCCAAATCTTGCAAATTGATTTCCTGTAATAAAATCTGGATTTTCTTCATCGTTTTCTATTCTAGAGTAGATTAGAACATTTCTTGCACCAAGTTCTCTGTAAATGTCATAACCATGACCTCCCTGAGGTGGAATAATAACTTCAAACTCGGGTGAAGTTGTTCCAGTGGGAACCCCACCACCTACCAAATCTAGAGTTCCATATGTATATCCAGATCCACCATTTGATACTGTAACCGATTCAATCCTGGAACTACCATTTACAACAACTGTCGCTTCTGCCCCATTACCGTCACCTTTTATAGGAACCCTTGTATAAACTCTATTAGCAGGCCCAACAGATTCTCCTCTATTCTTTACTAAAACTACTTTTATTTGGCCACTAGTGGAGGCATTATTTCTTATCGAAGAATTTTCTGAATTAGTTTCCCAGTTTGATGGAACTGGCATGAAATTGGTTGAATCAAATTTAACTACATCACTTGGTTTTATTGTATAAAGATATTTCCAAATATAACCATCTCCACTCGATCCTGCGGCTTTTGGTTCTAAATCAGTAAATGTTGGTTCATCTAAAGAAGTTCTACCATTTGGGTTATCAGGATCTGTTCCATTTTGTAAGCAGATGTAAACTCTATAATCTGAATTTAATACATAGAAATTTGATTCATATAACGATAGACTATTTGATGAGTTAGTGGGATTGTCTGCAGTAATATCGTGGCGATACATATCAAAAGTATCGCCGAGTCTCCATTGTATTTTTCTAACAACCTGCTTAACATCAGTCGATCTAATTTTCTTCAATGCAATCATAGTATCCCAATAATTATTTTCATCATTAAAACTATCACGGGGATCTAATGGGGTTGTATCCCAAGTAGATAAAAGATCATTAGGATTTGGTAAACCGACGAAAGTATAATAAGAATTATTTGCTGTAGATACCCCAGCAACAAAATTCTTTGCATTTAATATACGAAGTTGGTCAGTTATAATTGCAGACATTTTTTGTTTTTTTCTTTATTTATTAGAGATTTTTAGAGATAACCTGTATATTTTAATGAATTTGTTCTTCTTACAAGAGTAGAAGTAACTATTCCACCAACGCCACCATCTCCATAGAAACCAAAAGAACCCAACCCAGTTCTAGAATTTAAATGTATTTTTCCCCAACTATAAGAACCAAAATGAGTTGCTGTGGTTATTCCACCAGAGTAAATATAATCTCTTGTCGAAGAATCAAAAGAATCCAATGTATCAGTTCCCATACCACTAACCTTTACCTCAATTCTATTGACATAAGTAGTGCCAATGCCAATAATATATTTCTGAATTTCTGTTGATGTAATAACTTGATATACATTACTTATAAACTGAGAACCAATTCCAATCGAAGAAGAATCAATTCTTAGTGAAGTTATGGATGTATTTGCCAATCCGATATTAGAATCATTAATTAAAATATAGTCGCCCGTAGAAATTCCACTAATAGTAACTGCTGTTCCAACCAATGCAGAATCTCTTACAAATGAATCTTCCTCAATCCAAAGGTCGAAAGTAATTGTAGAAATTCCAGAAGAAGTGGTAAATCCAAATCCCACAACCTTACCATAGTCACCAAAATATTGAGAAACAGAATTGGTTTCAACTGAAATTGATGGGGGTTCTATTAGAACAACTGGTGGATTCGTTGAAGTATATCCGGTTCCAGGACCTGTTACTGAAATAGTGGTAACTATGCCTGCAGTGACTGATGCCACTGCTGTTGCTGGTTGAGTAGTACCAAAACCAACTTGAATTGATACATTTGGAACTGAAGTATAACCACTTCCACCATTTGTTATGCTAATAGAAGAAACTGTTCCGGCTACAGACACTAATGAGGTTGCAGATGCTCCAACAATTTGTTCTTGTGGAATGAAAGTAACGCTATTTTGTAAAGTGCTATTTTCATTATTCTGATTGAAGAATGGTCTTATACTATCAACGTACACTATAGTAGATCCTACCCCAACAGGTTGAATTAAGTAAGAAACCGGATTAATTATAGGTTCATAATATGTTCTACTCTTACTTACAATACTTCCATCAATAACTAAGTCATTCTTTTGCTTACACCAGTCAACAGTTCTATAACAATCTGGGTTTCCATTTATTCCTGGACCAAAATAAGTATTTGTCTCAACACTGTCTGATGATAAAATTTCTGTAACAATTCTTTCATCTTGCTGAATCATATTTGAGCACACAAAATTATCATCGTTAATTGTCAGAGTGTCGCCAACTTTAACAGTTTCTAAAACGTCTCTAAAGATAACATCAATATCACCACTTCCCTTGTAGAACAATATCGTACATCTATCTGAAGATGTTGGATCGCCCGATTCTAAAGATGGGCCCTTTGGAGCTTCAGGGAAACTTATAACACTACCACCTCTGTAAGTATATCCTTCGCCAGGCACTTGTAAAATATCATTTAAGAATACTAATAGTGTGGATTGAATGTCTATATTTGATCCAGGAGAAACTCTAATTGATATTGGACTTCCATCTTTGGAAAGAGGGAAGATTCTTCTCTGCCCATCAAATAGGGATTCAATACTATCAAAAACTTCTAGCTGACCCAAATGCCATCCTGAGAATTTGTCACTTTCTGTAGTATCAACAGTAATCTGGAATTCTGTAAATGGTTTTGTTGTATCTGTTGGTATTCCTGAAGTTCCTCCAGCAGCAAAAGTTAGTATGTCACCAACTTGATAATTGTATCCAGTATATTTGAGTTCAAAATCAATAACACTTGAACCCTGACCAACAATAACGTCAACTGTTGCTTCTGTTCCAACTCCGGATGAAGATGAACTATAAATCAATGGTATGTTTGAATAATTTAATGGACTATCAAATACAACATTTGGTGGATTTGTTGATGTATAACCCGTTCCAGGATTTGTAATAGCAACACTAACAATGTTTCCATTGCTAACCGCTGCAGTTCCAATAAACTCAATATTTGGAGTTCCTGTTGAAGAAGTATATACTCCAACATTTACTATAGTTTGAATTCCGACTCTATAACCAGAACCACTGTTACCAATACTAATTGAAGATATCGTTCCCGCTACCGAGACTATGGCAGTTCCACCTGCGGCAACAAGAGGTTGATAACCAAATCCTTCAGTCGAAGCAACTGAAACTATTATACCACCAACAGGTATAGATGCATTATTTGGGTCATATGCAACAGAAGAAGCCGCACCTGTAAATCTTATGCTTGTAATTCCTGATGTTTCTTGTAAATCATAATCTTGCCTCACAACAAAGGAAGCAGAAGGACTCTGGAAAATACTATTAATTAGTATGACCGCATTATTATCAGATATGCCTGTGATGTTTTGATTGTCAACTTTTAGAATAAAATCTTTGGTAATGGCATTAAATTGCTCTGAAATATCATCAAATACATAATTTTTGGAGTAGGTCTCACTAGACGTATTTGGTTGACCACTTCTCAAAAATACTCTTCCTTGGAATTTTGAACTAGTTGTAATTCCAGTCCAATCTCTTTCATCTGGTGGATTTGTTGTACTTCCTATTGGTATATTTCCATATGGTGCTGATACAAAGTGAACCGTGTTATCAATTATGTTATATTGACCTTCAATTTTGGTAATAAGGGATCCACTTGAGTGTGTTGAAATGCCTGTACCCATCCAAGGTCTATCAACCAAAACTCTATTAGTTGATCCAAATCCAACAGTTTTTATCTTCATAATTTCATTATCAATTTTAATCAAATCATTACCAAAGAAAGAATTAATATCATTCTAGAACAAAATTTGAAATTTCTAGATACGAAGATAATAACGTTGTTGTTGCAGTTGAAACTATTGGAGATTGAATTACATTATCAATTGCCAATATACACTTTGAATTTTGATTTATTGAAGTTATTGTGTGACCAGTTCCTACACCAACTGATAATAAATCAACAGAAATTGGAACACCATTTAAAGCATCCTCCGCGCTTCTTGCAAGTTTGATCTTTGTATCATCTACTTTTATAACAAATACAGAAGAAGGTAGTTTATCCGTCTGACCTATTCCTGCAAAAGTTGTTGTTCCAATCCCAATTGATGCCGTTGTTCCTGCTCCAGGCCAAACATAAACAACCTCCTCTCCAGTTACAAAGAAATGCTCAGGAATTGTAATGGTATCGTCTGCAATACTGATAATTTCTGAGTCAGATGCATCAAATAATCTCTCAAATATTTCTCTATTATTATGGGTTAATTCAAATTGTCTCTTAACATCAGTCAATGTACCAAAGTAATAACCATAATTTGATCTTATTTCACCAGATTCTAGGTCTATTATACTTTGCTCAGTGGATGAACCATTGGTTCCCGATATTCTCAAATCTAATTCAAATGATCTTATTTGAACATCAATATCTGGGAGTGGAGTAAAGTAAATTTGTACGTCACTTCCAACTAAAGATGAGCCAAAAGTTCCTATTCCAGAGTTGGAAGCCAAAGCACCATATTGGGTTAAATATGTGTTTGTGGAATCATTCACTACAATCAATTCCAACATTTCATAATTATTATTGGTTGTATCTTCAATACTTACGATTAAATATGCACCAGAATTTTCGTTTGAGTATTCTGCAATTATATTATTTGTTGGTGTTGGTGATGATGAAATAGAAACATAGTTTGATTCTAGTGTAGATAGATTGTTCGCCCCAAAAGATAAAGTTTCTGTACCAATTCCAGTGGATAGAGTACTTGCGATAGAAACAATAATTGCAGATGTTGTAGAAGCAACACTAGTAGATGGAATAAAGTCTAAGATAACATTATTTCCAGAAATATATGCATTGTATGTGCCAAGTCCAGATAAATTTAAATCAGGTGTGCTATTAATTTGGCCATAGTCTAAGGCATATACTTCAGAACCATTGTGGAGCAAATTAATCTCATTGACTTGATATTGATCATCAGTTGTTTTTACCTGAACCAGAACCTTAGAGGATCTATAGGTGTCAGCAATAGAAACAATTGTCGTTGTGGTGCCAATAGAAACAGATGTATTTGCTGTACTTACATTAACAACGTCTCCGAGAGAAGTTGTTCCGACACCAGCAATACCATTGATATCAAAAGAAACATTCGTTACATTATAATTATTTGCCTGATATTTTGTTGGGTAGAATCTCAGATTTCCTTCAGATCCAAAAATAGAAAAATCATAATATCCCAAATCTAATTGACTTTCAACTCTACCATATTGACTGATATAAGAGAGTGAACCATCTTGGAGAAGAGATACTATAGAAATTTGCCTTTCGTCAGAAAATACTGTATCCTGTGCCAGTATGAAATATTTTTTATATGTTGATTCTAGAGAAAATCTATCAACAATAGAATATCTTGTAACTCTTTCATTGCTGTTAAATTCTCCACTAACATCATCAATTCTAAGAACTCTATTTCCTATTGATTCAAAGTAATCCGTTAGAATAGAGTTCCTGAAGTAGATTTCATCAGATGCTTGTCTAGAATTTAAATTTAAAGAATTTTCGGTTGCATAATCATATGAAGAGTAACAATCCAAATCACTTTCTCTATAGAGATCAACTATAACATCAGTAGAACCTAGATTATTGTACCTATCACCAAAAATTGGCAATAAAGTATTCTCAGATTCTATATTTAAATCTGAGAATTTTAAATATCCTGCAGTATGATTAAGTGAACTTACCGGATCATTCCAATCCTGTAAAGGAACTCTAGATTTTAATGAGTATGAGAATTTTTGATAATAGAAGTTATCAGATATTCTTTCAGTGTTGCTATTAAGGAAACCTGCATCAGATTCCCACCCTTTTTTGACGATTGAGGAAGATGATGTAGAGAAATCTGCATTGAAATCATACTTTCTGGATACTAATCCTTGAGTTCTTGATGTTTGACCAACAACAACTTCTCCAATTGAAAAATCTTTTTCTGTAGAAACTTTTAGTATATCAATATCATTATTCCAACTTTCAACAACACCTTGATTAGAAGAAGATTTTACAGTTTCTCCTATGATAAAATTATTTTTTCTTAAAGTAGTTCTAAAAATTGGGAAGTCTTTTTCTGGAATTATTCTTCCAGAAGAATTTACACTATCATAACTTCCCGGAGTTCTTCCTACTGGCAGATAGTCAGATAAACTATATGTTACAACTCCAACGTTTCCACCCAAACCTGGATGAACACCTGTTAATGTGAATAATGTATATTCATAGTTTGATGAGTTATATCCATATCCAGTGCTTGCAACACCAACACTGACATTTTCAATTAAAACTCTATCACCAACTGAGAATGGGAAAGAATCACTGAATCCGGCATTTAAATATACTGTTACATTTTGACTTGATGAATTATACAATATTGAGCTAATGCCAACACCATTTGTATTATTTGTTGGAATTATTCTCGGTGTAGTATTATAAATTCCATATGTATTAGTTAGAATAGTCACTCTGTTGTCACCAAGTCTATATCTTAAATCTACATCTCTAATAACTCTGTTTGTAAATCCATCAATTACTACCAAATTTGGTGCAGTTAAGTAATTTCTTCCGGAGGAGGTAATTCCAATTTCTTCAAATGAAGATAGTGGTTCTATTTTCAGTATCTCTGGCAAATTGCATATTGGTCTTAAAGTATTGTCAGATGGGTAGTCAAATCCAATATTTTCTATAGCATATGAAGAAATTGATCCTATATTTCTGCTTTGCGATTCTAATATTGCAGAATTACCACTTGCAGTTCTTATTGTAGAAACACCAGGCACGTAGTCATATCCAAAACCAGAATCAATTATATTAATTTCAGCAATACTACCAGAATCTGTTATAGAAGTTGTTTTATATTCAATAGATGCTTCTTGAGTGTTGTATGAAGATTTTTCTGGATAATAATTTAAATTAAAATTGAATGTTGTTGTACCGATACCTGCTACTACATGATTTCCATGATACTCACTATTTTTGATAACAATCTTATTATTGTTGAATACTTCTTCATCTACAACTATCTGAGATTTTACCAAAGAAGCACCATTTACAGGAATGAATCTATAATATAATTCCTCAGGAAGAAAATCGCTAATTGTCAAATCTACATAAGAGCCATTAAATCCAATATTTCCAAAACGAGTAACTTCGAAGGTGTCTGTGCTCTTACTACTTTCAAATACTGTAGTGAAACTCGAATCGGTATAGAAGTTCAGTTTAAATGCGGAATAAGTTGTTCCGGAGATGTAAGATAGAGAACTATCTGATGTATCAAATCTAATCTTAGAATTTTTATACCCAGTAATCTTGGGGTTAATTGGTGATATTGTGCCAAAAGAACTTGATGATATATCTACAAATTCTTTATTTGTTTGTATAGAACCATTATAGGTCTCCGATAATCTAATTTTATCTACACTATATCTAATAACATAGTAAATCTTCTCATCTACCAGTCCTCCACATGGAGAAGTTGAAGAGTGAATTACCTTATCACCATCAGCATAATTATGATCTTGAATATAGATTGTATTTTTAATGGTATCAACATCACCAGAAACAAATGATTTTGGATTGAAAACTATTCTTCTATTATAATCATTGTATTTTACTACGACTGTAAATGTAGTTACTGGTTTCAAAGATAATTCAAATCTATCTCCAAGAGAAAGTCCATGAGTTGCCGCAAGAGAAACTGAGACTAAATTTTTGGAGACCTCTGATATAACAGATTCTCTTGTTGTTTCTAAACTATGATAGACTCCTGTACCAATACCAGTAAAATAGAGTAATCCTAAATTGGATGTTGTGCTTGCTATACCAACAAAAGTACCTGTGGAACCTAATCCAACTTTAACTGTAGATAATCCAATAATGTCGTTATTGATTTTGGCAACATACAGAGATGAATCATTATCTAAAGTCGTGCTTCCAATTCCAGTGGCTGAAATTGCAATTGAACTTCCCTGGTTAAAGGAATAGACAACTCTCTCGCCGGTATTTAACCCATGATTTGGTATATAAAGAGATCTTGTCGGTATAAAGACTTCTGTTGCTCCTGCTCCTGGATTTGCAAAGGAAAGAGTGACACCAACACCAACACCAGAAGTTGTTCCAACTCCTACAGTTTCTTCTGGATTAAAATATATTTTTTTATTTTGATTAAAAGCTATATTTTCTGGTATAGATGCAAATGTCAGTTTTTTGGTTAACTCAGTTAATGTAGTTGTTGATGTGTGTGCCACTCCAGAAGTTCCATCTTGAGCTCTTAATACTCTTATTCTGGAATTCAGATTGTCGATTGATAATACCTTTACTTTTTCAGACTCTATTTGGAGAATATCATCAACTCTCAATGATGGGTAATTTAAATTGCCTCTTATATTGAAATAAGTGACAATTCCAGTAACAGTATCATTATCAACATCGGAAGTTAATTCATATGTTTCTGATGAGATACCAACAACAAAATTTCTTTGTAAATTTCTAGTTGACGTACTTAGACCAGATACGTAAACAATATCACCATTAATAAAACTGTGGGGAACTTCCGTAAATGCAATGTATTCGCCGGGATTGCTTCTAGTTATTTCTACATTGTAGAAAGTAGTTGATGCTGCACTTACATAATTTACATCCTTCCCCGAAATTTTTTCAACTCTTGCAAGAGCAACTCTATTTGCTGGTTCGAATACAATAGTATCACCTACTTTATATCCGCTTCCACCAGACACTATGTTTACTGAATCTAAAGACCCTTTATATGCCCTCAAATTAACTGTACTTTCTTTGAGTTTATTTGGTTGGAACAAATAATTATAATATGCTTTTGATTCATTTAAATTATAGGGTTTTGTGTTTCTAAACCAATCAGACGCATTTAGAGCATAATCTACTTGATTGTTATTAACGTTGAAATTGAATTCATTTGGTCTTGATTTGAAACTATTTCCAATTATGTAAGGAAAGATTGGCTTTTTGTAATTAAAAAATGGACCACTGTTCTCTATAGGGCCAACATTAACGGTTGAAAAATATGCATATGTTCCCTGAGGAAATTCTGGAGTTATACAAAATCTTCCGTTGTGCTCATCCAAATCTCCATCATTGGTAAAGATAAAATCTTCAATAAAAAATTCTTCTTCGAATGGAGGTCTATTTGGATCTGTTAATGAAGACGCTGAAGTATATCCAGATTTCATTAATCTCACATTTCCACCATCTGGTCTTGAAAATCCAAACGGACCATATATTGGGTTTCCATCATATGCCCATCCAATAATAGGCGAATGATACTGAGAATTAATTTCTTCTCCAGATTCATTTAAAGTAAGATCAAAATTACCATACCTAATATTATTATTAAAATCTTTTCCATATATGCTCATTCTTAACTTTCTTGGAGCATACATGTGAGTATACTTTATTCCAAACTTGTTTGATGGATATAGGAATCCATCATCCCCATCATTCAAAATATTATTATACTTTTTAGTGAAGAGATTTACATTCCAACTTTGAATATTTGCAGTTAACTTCGCTTCAGAACCAGCAGATACTACATTAACGCCAGTTGAGTTTGAATAACCACTTCCAGAACGATTAACTACAACTCTTTCTATCTGCCCATTCGTTATAACTGGGGTTAATTTTGCATTTCTACCTTGACCAACAATGTTTAAATCCGGAGGAGAATTATAACCAGAACCCGGAGAAATTACTAAAACTTCTATTATTTCTCCATCACTGACAATTGGCAAAAGAGCAGCACCAGAACCACTTGAGAGGGTAATAACCGGTTGCCTATCCAAATTAAAAATATCAGTTACTCCATATCCAACTCCAGTTTCTGTAACTTGTACAGAAGAAACTACACCCCTAAAAACTGGTTGAATAACAGCGTCAAAATTTTGACCTGAACCAGAAAATGTCGTTACTCCAATAGGTCCATTAATACTGATAGAAATAGGCTCATAATTGAAAGTATGAACTCCACTGCCGATAGACTGTAGATTTATATATTGATTTGTATCATAATAGAAATATTTTGCAGTTTCGCCTAGACCAATTTGAGATAATTTGAAATTATCGTCATCTACTTTAGTTACAATATATGTGGAAGTTGTGGATAGTCCTGTTATTGATACTCCAGTTGTTGCATATGTTACAATATCTCTGGAATTATATGTGTGGTTTTGAATATTGATTGTATCAAGTGCTGTATTAATTCCTACGGGAAGTGCAATTTTCTCTTTATTCTCATAGTTATTTCCAGAATTAGTTACAGTGACTCCAGAAACTATTCTTTTCTTATTAAATGCAACTAGTCTATGAACTCCTTGCCCAAAGGAGCTCAATCCTACAGTGTTAATTCCGGAAATTGCATCGGATTCTGTTTCAAATAACTTGAGAGTAACTGCATCAACTAACCCAACATAATAATGAGAATCTGTGGTTAATCCTGTTACCCCAATTTGGCCATCAGTTTTATAAATTGCCCTTTCATAATTTCTAAATTTATGATAGGTTGAAAATCCAATGGTGTTTGAAGAAGTACTTATGTAAGATGATGCGATATCAGAATAAAAATTCACAGAATGAGTAACTAACGATGTGTTAATCTCCGCAGTTGCTCCAGTTCCATTTCCACCATTGATACTGATAGTAGGAATTTCTGTATAATCAAATCCTGTGTCAATTATATCAATTCTCTGCAAAGATCCAGAGACTGCACATTTTGCAGTAGCACCAGAACCAACTTCATCTGAAATGTTAATTATTGGTGGATTAATTACATCATAATCGTGACCCTCAGATGCAACTTGTATCGAATTTATTTTTCCGTGGTATATGTAATCATTTGATTTGTAATTAAGAACTTCAACACCATTTATCAAAATACCAGTTGTGCCAGGCTCAGTTGGATATACTCCGCCATCGTTTACTGGATTTTTTATTTCCTTGAGAATATTCTGATGCTCTAACGAATCTCCTACAAACTCTGCTGGAATTAACCTACCAAAATATTCTGCATTGGAAGATCCAGAGGATACTGAGATAAATCTACTTTGTCTATCTTCTTCATTAGTATCTCTATAACTAGCATAAATGTTTGCAAGACTGGTAGCTAATCTAAATCTATTTTCATCTAACCTTTGTACTATATAAGAACTCGAAGTGAGGCCACTAATAAAGGGAAATGAATTTGGATTTGCTTCATAGAAAACTTTATCGCCCGTGTAGTATCCATGGTTTGGGAAATTGAATATTTGTGTACCTTCTGCATAAGGACCCGTCAATAAAAGAATTCTATCATAAAAATTTAATTCATTAGTAGATGGAATTGATGATGAGGCAACTAGAACATCATCATTAAACTTTGCATATGTGTTTTGCACATCCGTTGTATACTTCAAAATATTTTGATATTTTGAAAGTAGAGATGCATTCAGGTTTGGTTTTTTTAATTTCCTTTCTACAGTAAAAAATCTATTTGCGGTAGCAATGTTTCCCTGACCACTTAACGTAAATGTTGTTTCTGTTAAGATATCAATAACAACAGAGTTATAAGTCTCCGCAAGATTAGTTCTGATTACAACATTATCACCAATTCTAAAATTGTTTGATATGTGTGTAGAAACTCTATAAGTAAAGTCAGTTGGATCTATTAATGTTGGGGCTTGTTGCAAATCAAATTTTGATTGGATGTTATATAACCAACAATCTGTCTTTGGTGATGACTTTTCTATACCTAAAGATTTAATTTTCGCACTATCATTATCATTGTAATAGTAAGTATCTTCTGCCAAATTTAAACTTGACAGAACTGAACCCACTCTCATTGTAACAATATCTTCACCAGAATATCCATATGCAAATGCATCAATTCTAACTTCTTGCTCTGGTTCTATAGTACTGAGAGTGCTAATGCCAATAATACCTAAGAATTGGTTATATGTCTTACTTGCATATGTAACTATTCCAGTAGTTCCATTTTCATATGGAACTACAAGATTCCCAGAATTTGGAAATCCTATTGTACTATCAACATCAATTGAAGAAGAATTAGAAGAAACTTGAGTTATGACTCTTGTTTTTGGATGTACAGAAAAATCTCCATATACACTTCCTTCTAAGATAATGTCTTTTGAGTAATCAAAATCAACACTCAATCTATAATAATCTTTTTGACCAACGGATATTTTTTCTATTGATGTAATTGAACCATATGCATTGCCAATACCATAAGATTGGTAACTATCTTGATATAGAGTTCTATTTAAAAGGTCTAATGGATTTCCTTGAATGCTTTCTACTACAATATCCTTAGTGACAATATATTGAGCATCTGAAGGTCTGAAAAGATTCTTACTTGGAATAATGACAGAAACGTCTTCGTTATATAATGACCTAAAAAGAATTTCAAAAGAGTTTTCTGTTCCTTTTGAATTGTAGAAATCTTTAACATGTTTGAGAAATAATGACTGATTAACTCTTTCTCCAGTATTTGTATTATTATATAAGTCTCTATTTTCAAATCCAGGAGAAATTTGATTTTTAATCTTAGTTAGGAATTTATTTAAAAATAGTCCACTTAAGTTTTTAACTTGAGAACCTGACGAGTGCTCTGAAGCTTCAGATTCTGAGAAAACTAGTTCTCCCTTATTTGTGTAAGAAGTTATGCCACTAAAACCTCTAACACACCCATCCAGCGAATTATTTCCCTTAGATGTATATAATATGATTTCATTGCCTATTTGAATCAGTCCATAATTATCTGGGAAAGAATAAATCAAATCCCTATTAACAAATATTGTACTATCAAAAGTTGATATATCATTCGTTAAAGTAGTTGTAGAATTGCCATTATCTGATAATATATCTAAGTTCAAATACAAATCTATATTTGCCAATAAATCGGATGGAGCACCTTGATACTCCTGGGAAAGATAATACTGCTTTAAAAATTCTGAAATGAGAGGAAAATCTTCTCTTACAAAAGATGGTAATTGATTTTCAACTACGTCTTGAATTTTTACTCTTTTTTGATCGTTTGATATCATTTTATCTTACCAGGGCTCCATTTGTGTAACTTGAAGTGACAATATAGTTTGAACCAGAAATATTGTAACCTGAGGATATTTGATCTTGATACACATCAACTACAGTATTATTTACATCCAATTGAAGATAAAGATCTTGTAATCCAATTATGTCATTTGAATACGGTGAAACTGACAATTCAATTAAAGGTGTTCCCCTATTTACAACTGTACTTGTAATATTAATCGGGGATAATTTAATCTCACCTTTAACATAATCAATTGTACCAACATTTCTTCTAACAATTTGTGGTTGACTCTCAGACAAAAGACGGAACAAGAAGATTGTTCCTGTTTCTCTGCCAGGATTTGGTATGTCTGAAAGATAAACCGTTCCGGTTACTCCACTAATAGTAAATCCTGAAGATTTTATATTATATCCAAGATCACTGCGAACATGACATCTATTTCCATAACAAATTTCATATTCACCAAAACTATTTAATATGGGACGAAGATCTCTTCTCATAACTATTTTTGTTATGTTAGAAGTAATCGCATCATTACTTTCATCAATTAGTTTTACAAATTTACTATACTTAAATCTAGCACCAAATTTGTTCAATTCCGAAGAACGTGCATATGCTTGGATATTACTTAGAACTTCAGTTTTGAGTGAATTTGGTGACGATGAGAAGTTTGTATTATAATAAAGGGATATAGTTGGTTCAATATAAAGATACTTTAGATCAGTAATTTCTGGAACAATTCCAGCAACACTATACTTTCTAAGTTCTGATTTAATATTACTCTTGATAAGGTTTGAAAGATATGCACCATTAATTGGTTTAATACTCAAAAATACCTTACCATATTGTGGTGGATTAAGCTCTTCTCCACCAAATACAGATACGGATTCAGTCTCTGGGTATATTGATGGCAATAATGCCTCATAATCTGATGCTGTTACTGCTCTATTTTGTGATGCATATACTCTAGGTGCATATTTTCTAATTGAATCGATAGATTCAATATCTCTTCCACCGAAAGAAGACTGGTTTATAGTTATAAGTGAAATTTCCGATGATATGACTGCATTTGTTCTCTGAGAAACAATTCTCCCGTTAAAGTTAGTTGGCAATACACCATTTGCAGCTTCACCAGAAGATATTAAATATGAAACTTCAATATATTGACCTTCCTGAAGTT